TAATGTATATTCTAATGTATATTCTAATGCATATTCTAATGCACATTCTAATATATATTTATTTATATAAGTTATTTTATATCAAAGTACGTATATTTTAGTGTTACGTCGGCTTGTAGGTACTCTACATCAGTTTGTTGTGTTGAAAATTCAACAGCGGATAGATTGGTAGGGAAACAATCAGTAAAAGTTATTTCCTTAGTGACATTATTGTGGCTACTTAATATAGAAAGAGTAGCATCCGATTTAAACGTTTCGCCCTTTTCAATTATATTATGCATCCAGTTAAACATCTCAATATAGTTTTCCATATTTTCAGTAACATTAAACCTAATTGCTAAATCTCCAAAGTTAATTCGGTCACCAGTCATAGCAAGGTTTGACCCTTTATACGGTGAAGGAACTTCTCCTAAAGACAAATCAGGCAAAGTTACAGATGTACAAAAATATTCAACATTAGAATATTGCGTAGAATCGATTTTAAATTGAAACCCTGTAGGGCTCAAAAAGTTCTTATTTGTAGTAGTCATATATCTATTTATACCAATCTAAAAGCTGAGTGTCAATTATTTATCGTTGACGAACTCATTAAGTTGTTTAGCTACAGTTATTACTTCATCTGCAGTTACCGTTCTTAAAGGATAATCCTTTCTATTGTCAGGATTATTATCGTTGTGCATATACACCGCGTCAACTTCCCTGTTAATATTTTGCTCTAATAGACCCTGAGCCTGGTTTAGTAAGTCAGCTCTGATTTCAAAGCCTGATTTTCCGTTTGACATATTACCTCCGTGTGTGTGTCATGTAACATCATGTTACTATATTATTTATACGCATAAAAAAAGGGACCCCGAAGGATCCCTTTAAACTGTAATCTAATTAAAGATTAGCTGTTTTGCATAATTCCGTCTACTCTAAAGATTCTAAAGTAAGGATTAGCTCTATCAGCACCAGTTGTACCGTCTGTAGCTACGAATGGGTTAGCAACCATACCATATCTAGTTTTGAAACCGATTCTTGGTTGGAAGTCATTCTCGCCGATCGCTTTAACCATAGTTAAAGGAACATATGGGCAGTAGAATAAACCAGCGTCGTATGGAGTATTACCTCTATAACCGACACATACGTAGTCAGGATTAGTACCAGCAGCATATGGATCTACATATACTTTGAACTTACCGTTAAGAACACCAGCAAAAGTATTACCAGTATCATCAACATTCAAGTTAGTAGCAAGTGCAGGACTGTAGTCAAGCATTCCAGAAGCAGCTAGGATTGAAGCAACGTCAGAAGAACAGATTACATAGTTACCTTTTCCTCTTCTTGTAGCTTTAGCGATAGCATTTGCTTCTCTTTCGATTTGAACAATCAAACCTTTTGCTTTTTCAGCTAACCAACGGCCATCTGAATCAGTATGCAAGTTAAAGATACCTTTAACAGCAACACTAGTTTGCAAAGCACCTAGAGTAGCTTTACGGTTTACAGTTCTAACGATCTCTCTGTTGATTTCCGCAAGGATTTCAGAAGAAAGAATGTTAGCTAGTTCACCTTCAGCGTCTAGACCGTGTACAGCTTTAAGATCTTGTGCAAGTTCCATTGTGTACTCAGCTTTAAGAGCTCTTGACTTAGCAGTAACAGTTGATTTGTCGATTGAGAAAGCCATCTCACCGAATGAACCGTCACCAGATTCGCCAACACCTAATCTTTCAGATTGAGTAGTTGTAAGACCACCAGCGACATCAGAAACGATCTCACCAGAAGTTTCACCAGTTGCTAATGAATTATCTCCATCATCAACAGCGGCTTCAAGACCAGAAGGTCCAGCTTCTTGAGTAACAGAAGTGTCACCAGAGAACGATGCGTTAGCTTCGTCATGTAGTGCTTCAGTACCAGTTTGTGTGCTATATCTTGACTTCATAGCAAAGATAAGACCAGTAGGTCCAGTCATTGGTTGTACACCAGCGATATCATAAGCGATAAGATTTGGCATTGCTCTTCTTACGAGAGAGATCAATACTGGATCGAATCCTTTGATGTTACCAGCTGTAGTACCCATACCAGCTCCAACTGCGTTAGCTGCTGCTGCTTCACCAAGGAAGTTTCCTTGAACTGCTGCGGCATCTTCACGAGCTGAAATTTCTTGGTTCTCTAACAACCTAGCAGTCACTGCTGCTTTATGATTGTCTTGAATTGATGGAACATCGGCGTGCTCGAGAACCGGAGCCCACTTTTCCATTAAGTTTTTGTCTGCGTTAAACATTTTTAGTTTCCCCTATTAGACTATTTATTAAATTTTGAAATAGCAGATGTGTATCTAGCCATAACATCACTGATTCCGGCATCTACCGAGTCAGTACCAACCAATTTTTGAGCTTCATCTTCTGATTCTTGAGCTTCAGATCTGAAGTATGATTCTTTGATTACATTCACTTTCATTTCGAAAGTTTCTGCATCATCAAAATCAATATCTTCTACCAAAGATGCAAGCTTTTCAGCTTCAGTCAATGCTAGCCCAGAAGATGCATTTCTTACTATCTCAGCTCTTTCCAATCCGGAAACAGACTCAGTTAGCTTGATATTCTCTTCTGTTGATTTATTTAAAGATTCTTCCAGTTCAGCGACCTGCTCGGCGAGTTCGTCGATCATGTCTACCTTACCTTCTGGAACCTCAATATAATGTTCTTTGAACACTGATTGTAAAGAAGACATAAAGTCTTCAGCAATTTCAGTCCTAAGACCTGTAGTTACTGCAACTTCATTCTCTGTCATCCAGTTAGAAACAACATAGTTAAGGTAAGAATCTACCTTTTCCACTAGTTCTGACTTGATTTCAGTTACTTCTTCTTCAAGGTTTGCGACGTACTCAGATTCTAATCTGTCAATCTCTGCACCTACTTTAGTTTTTAAAGCAGCTTCAAAAATTATTCCAGCTTTCGCTTGGAACCCGTCAGATAGAGTAGCTTCTTCAGCAACTAGTGATTCTAAATCTTCAGAATAGTCAATATGGTCGACATTTACGTCTTCCTTAACTGGCTTCTCTTCATCTTCATCTTCAACTTCGTCACTTTCCATAGCTTTCATGCAGCTAGCATAAATCTTCTGTGCGTCTAGTTTATTTGATTTCTTCAACATATCATTTACTGAGGCCATTAAAGCGGCTTTAGTTTTAGGCATTTCGACTACAGGCTTTTCTTCGTCTTCGTCGTCATCTTCTGACTCCTTGACTTCTTTTTCGTCTTCGTCGTCTTCTTCAGACTCCTTGACTTCCTCTTCGTCTTCATCCTTCTCTTCAGCTTCTTTCTTAGCTTTAGCTTCTACGATTTCTTCGTCTTGAACTTGTTCGTCTTCAACGAGCTCCTCGTTAGTAAGCTCTTCAACTTCTGATACGTCTTCGACTAAATCATTTTTCATTTCGTCATTTGACATATTTATTCTCCTATTAAGAATTTACAAGTTTAGAGAGGAAATTTTTAAAAGCTTTAATCTCAATATCCGATGAACGCATACCTCGAGCTCCTTTTATTTCAGTCTCAATTTTCTCAATTTCTTGTGGGCAAAGAACGCCATTTTCCCATATCCATTCAACACCTTCCATAATTCCATTGACAAATGCCTCTGGAGCTGAAGGATCCTGAACGATATCTACAGTGGATAACATAAAGTCATCCTTCACGTACATAGCGCCGTTTTTTTGCACAAGACTTCCCATACCACGACTTGATACACCAAGCTTAACTCCACCTTCTAACAAACCAGTTACGATATTGCCCATTGGGGTATTAAGGATCGATGCTTTTCCTATAACATTACTTCCGTCAAATTTGAGTTCTGTAATCTTATGTGAAACTTTATCTAAGTTAATAGTAGGTCCATCGGGGTGATTTAATTCCCCCACAGCTCTACCTTGACTTACCTGTTCTTTTACATATTTGTCAACTGCATTTTCAAGTATAGTTTTTTCATATACTCTACCGTTACGATTCTTCGCATCGGCCTGCATAAAAACACCTTCAATGCATAGTGTTTTCTTACCGTTAACTTTTTCTTCAATAACCTCTAGGTTACTGTCGTTATATTCTGCTATAAGTTTCATTTACTTATTTCCGTTGTTAGTCCTCTACTTTAGAGGCCTGTCTGTCTTGTAGCGAAGAAGCTAATTCGATCTTCTTTGCATCAAGAGCAGCAGATAATTTATCAGCCATAACTGTATTAAACTGTTTACCAGCATTATTGTTATCGCCATTTTTTACATTATCTATTAAATTTTCAATACTCATTTATTTATCCTTTGTATATATTTATAATATTTTAGATGTCAAGGTCGTCTTCATCATCGATTTCGCCAGATTGTTTTTCAGATTCAATCTGTTTTTTCATTTCAGCGATTTCGTCATCAGACTGTCTTAATATGTTTTTCTTAACCCATTCGTTAGAAACATACTTCCCAACATATTCATCCATTTGAGCTAACATTTCGAATCTCTCTCGTGTTATCTCAGCCTCTTTTAGCTCACTAAAGTAATTATCTTCAATAAAGTCAAAGTAGATATCTTCTTTAAACTTCATCCAATCTTCTTTAGTAATAATACCTTTTAACATTAACTGTGTTTTTAACAGTTGTAAAAATAGGTCACTAAATCTTTTTCTTAATCTATCTAAGAACTTCTTAAACTTAACTTCGTCTCTAGAGATCTCCGTAGATCTACCTAGATTAAATCCTGACTCTTGTTCTAAACGATTAGCTGGAACGTTGAGGGACTTATATAATTTCTTTTGGAAGTAGATAATATCATCAATCTGTCCGAGATTTTCTCCTCCTGGGAGGGTGGAAATTTCCGTACCTCTACCACCTTCTCTACGCGGTAAGAAGAAATCTTCCAACATTGACATATGCTTACGGTCATCTTTTATCTCTCCGCTACTTGCATCGTAAACTAGTTTATTTCTGTATTGGCCCATTATATTTTTCAAATATTCTTCAGCTTTACCTTTAGGTAAGTTACCAACATCAATATAAAATATTCGTCTTTCCGGCGCTCTGCTAATTCTGTAAATAACCAACGAATCTTCCATCATTCTTAACTGATTGACGGGTTTAATCGCTTTATGTAAGAACGATAATATTCTTTTGCGACTCGGGTCTAACATCCCTGACGTGCAATACGCTATAGAATCAGGATGTATGCGTAATCCTGTATCTGCGCCTCTCATACTATTGTCTTGAAATAAGAAGTACTCTTCGGACTTCTTAATTATATTTGCCCCAGTTTTTGGATCTTTTTCTTCTGTAATCTCTTTTATCTTTCTTAACTTAATCGGGTCAATATATCTTAATTCTTGAATACCCTTTTTAGGGTTTTTGTTATCGATAATGATATGATATGGTAACCTACCATCTACATACCACTTTCTAAATATGTCGTGTGAATAGCTATTGAAACGTAGCAGTGAGATTATATTCTCAAACTCCTCTTTCATAACTTTTTTCACTTGATCAGATGCGTCCATTTCATCCATAATAATTTCAATAGGTGCTGATCTGTTATCACCTACAATCGCTTCATTAATAATGTCTTCTACGGCTGCATCGCATTCTGGGTGTGAAGCAATATCCCTATATTTTAATATAAGTTCTTCTTCATTTTTCTGGTTATCGCCGTCAATATCAACATACTGGCCAAAATGACCACCACTGTTTATAACGCCTACACCATCTTCGTCTGTGTTTGGAACAAATGAAGGAAGCTCTGGAAGCTTGTTGCCCTTTCTATTGATCTCAAAACCAAAAAGTTCTGCCATTTTTTTTACCTCAATATTATCGGAGGGGAGTTATCTCCCCTCGTCTAATATTATTTATACTACTTTTAAGAAGTAGTTCCAGACTCCCAATATTGAACCTGTAACTCAACTGTAAATTCTTCAATCTGGTTTTCATTATCATATGAAAGTTCAATTGTAGAAAGATTAGTTGGGAAACATCCTCTCATGTCATAAGTCTTGGTTACGTCACCTTGCTTGTTTAGCTGCTCAACAATAACGTCAGCCATGTAATCAGTAGGATTACTTTGACCTGTGTTATTATTGTGTTCGCTGATACCATTCATCCATCTTTCGAATGCGTTTCGCACTTCGAAACCAGTATCATTAATAATTGTTAATGAAACCGGCTCAAAAGTTCTGTCACCAGCTAACTGTAGTTGTCTGCCTCTGAATAATACAGGTACAGGAGCTACAACTGATGAAGGAAACTGAGCACCCTTAATCATGAAAGAAGATAGTTCAACATCGCCTTGAGCATAAGCAGGGAAGTTACATGTTACTTTGAACATGTTAGAACGTGCACCACCTCCAACTAGCTTGGATTTAAAATCGTCTACGCCTAAAATTGCCATTTTCTTCTCCTAATTAACTACCGGCGATTTCTGAGAAATCGACTCCGGTTCTTGTTGCAATAAAGTTAAGTGAGATGAAGTTAATAGACCTTGAAGGCTTGATAAAGATATCAGCAACAAATCTATTAGCATCAATTACTTGACCTGTGTTGTTTGTAGTATCACATACGACTCTAAAGTCTGTAACACCACGTCTTCCTTTAACATCTCTTAAGAATGGTTCAAGTAGATTCCTAAATTGAGCTCTTGTGAACTCATCATTGAATTCGAACAATTGACCCTTAGCAGCAGTGCTAATAGCCTTTTCAATTACAATGAACAATCTTCTTACATTAATTCTATCGAATGCACTTGGCTTACTTAGTAATGTTTTATCACCAAATAACATAGTACCTTGTCCAGGGAAAGAGACAAGAGGATTAACTCTTGCTTTATAAAGCATGTCTCTATCAGCTTTCTTAGGATTATATGCTAGTTTAGCTACACCAAATAGTTGTCCTCTAGTTGTTCCTGCAGGTGAGAACCATGCATCAGCAACGTTGTCTGTATTGGCACAAAGACCAGCACAAAGACCAGAAGCTCCTAACCATCGGTATGCATCATTATACTTATCGTATACGTATACAGCACCAGAATCAGCAGAAGCATATGAAGTCGAAGCTAATCCGTCGACCCAAGCTTTTACCGTAGCGGCAGGAGTAGAAATTCCAACAGAATCTTCAATTGGAGGTGACACAAATGCCATACAATCTTTTCTTGCATTACATATTGTGATTAGTTTGTCTGCAATAGTCTTAGCGCCGTTAGCGTCAGGATATGCAAATAGTAAGTTAACATCTACTGTCTCTGCGTCAGCTAGCAAATCAAATGCTATATTTATTTCGCCTGCAGTAGGAGCGTTATCATCAACACCAGCAGCCATAACAGAAGTAAGAACCGAAGTTCCAGTAGCGTAAGCTGTAGCACTTGATTGACTAGCGAATGATTCGCCGGCGTCAGTCAATGCGCTTTGATGTCCAGTCCAATAAACATATCTAGAAGAAGTATTAATTACGTCTTTATAGTAGTTTGAAGTTCCATCAGGTTTCTTACTGTCAGATGCTTGTGAAACGAATTGGAATGTTTCTAAAACAGTTCCGGCAGTGCCAGTCCATGCTCCAGTTCTATCGATGATAGCGATATGTAATTCGTCGTTTGTATGTCCACCAACTGCTGCAGAAGCCGAAGTTCCTGGAGCTGCATCATATGAACCTGCGTGTGTGAACGCAGACCAAGCTGTTGCATTAGCTGGACATATTTGTACATCAATTGCATTACCTAGTATACCTGGGTGTTTTGCAATAAATGTTCCGTCATGAGATAATGATTCATAATGACCATCATTCTTGACTAGTTTAGCAGTTCCGTCAGTCGCGTTTAAGTGACCTGAAGCTGCTCGTACTACTTTAAGGGCGTTACCATATTTTAAAAATGATGCTGCTGTTAAAAAGTACTTATAAGTATAGGAATCTGGTGTTCCGAAAATACTAGCTAATTCTGTTTCTGAACCAACCGTTCTAATTTCTTCTACCGGACCCCAGTTAAAAGACCCTACGAATCCACCAATACTGGTTGATACGGCAGGTACTACGCCCGATGCGTCAATCTCGTTGACCTGGACTCCTGGTGATACTTGAAATGCCATTTTTTTGTCCTCTCAATGTGAGTTTATTAATAAGTTTTCATAATACGGTTATATTCAATCAGTTTTATTTATATAAATAAAGATTTAAAGGTTTTATATGTGATCGACCTCGAACCATACGTTACCTTCACCGTCCCCTTTTCCGTCTACAACGCTATTATGACCATCATCAATAATCCCAAACGGCAATAAATCGTCTTGAATTGCCTTTAATTGTTCACGATATAACATATTTTTCATATCGATATTTGTTATTCCCTGAAATATATCAGTCGTAGTAAACCAACCAAACATAACTAAATTCATAACTAAATCGTCGTGGTTTGGCGGTTGAGCTTCAAATGAATTACCTCTAGCCACAAAGGTACACATTTCTGATATAGTTTCAGCATCAACTATGTGTAATTTTTTCTGGCCTATTAAATCTTTTAATGTTGAACAACCAATACGTTTAACACGTCTGGTCATTGTCGCACCGATCGCATTTGCTTTAATCTGTGATTCAACAAACATATTTTCGTATTCTAAATCATAGTATAAGCCGTTACAAACTACAGCACCTTGATCATTTGATTCAACAATAATATATGCATCATTATATATCCTAGCATATTTGTAACACATATCCGGTAACAACATGGGAGATATATTATTATCTCTAAACACACATACTTGTTTAAACGGATTTACCGATGTATCAATGATATTAAAAGTGCTATAATCCTGTCCTCTACCTTTAGATACATCAACAGTCATTACATATTGATGTCCTTCTTCTACCTGTTCGTACATAAATAAATTAGCACTATACGACATTGCTCTTTGCGATTTCTGTGCCAATAAATCCCCAGCATCTATTAACGTGTTGCCACGTCCATGGAAGTTGTTGCCAAATTCCTGATCAAACTGCAACTCTGAGGTATTAGATATTGTTTCGTTCTTCCAGGCGTCATCTCTTCCTGGAACATCCCACCAATCAACCCTAAAAGCTTTATATTCATTCGTATATGTAGTAGCACCTTCCCATATTCTGTGGAACACATTACCAATACCGTTTGCAGTTGAGGTAATAATAACCTTAGTATCTTTACCGGAAGATACAACTGGATACGTTGAAGTATAAAACTGTGCATCATTTTCAACAAAAGCAAACTCGTCTAAGAACAATAAGTTAATAGACAGACCACGGATGGAACTACCAGACGTAGCAGAGGCAATAACCTTTGAGTTATTGCTAAATTCTACAGATCCTTTGTTTAAAGCCTTACAACCAGGCTGCAAGAAAAATGGCAAGTTTTCTAACATTAACGTCATACGAGCTAGCATTTCTCTTGCTGTTGCACCCTTGTTTGCCAATATTGCAATCGTTTTTTCTGGGTGAAAGCATGCATACCAAAGTAAATAAGCCACAGCGGAAATCGATTTACCAGATTGTCTACAAGCTAAAACAATAGAAAACCTATTATCATTAAAATGGCTAAACATATTTTTCTGATACGGATATAAAGCAAAAGGAACTAATCCTTCATCCAACGAAATAACTTTTAAATAATTAATAGCAAAATATGATGGATCCATCATACATTCTCTGTATTCTTTTATCTCCTGCTCAGTGAATTCGCTTTCTACACCATCCTTTTTTACATTTGGATTTCCTAGATAGCCTTCATGCTCATTCTTTAGGCGTGGCATCTATTATTCTATCCTTATTTTCTTTATCGTGTTTCATAAATAATCTTTGTAAATCAGTAGTACTACCTACAAATAGATTGTTATTAGTAACTTCTTTTTTGGCCTTATTTCCATCAGTCAAATCTCTATTACTTTTTTGCAGATCCATTAGCTTATCAGTAACGTCACCAATATCTTTTATCGCTTTAGATAAAACCTCAAATGCTCTGGGATGTTCAGATTCCCTAGCTAATTCTGCAAGCACGTCAAGAGATCTCACACCAGTTTCAATGAGATCCTTATAGGTTTTTCTTGAGAATTCATAATCGTCTTTTACTTCAGCTTGTGCTTTAGTTATCTCAGCCTTTTCAACTTTTTTCTCAGGCAAGTTCTTATTCAGGTTAGCCTGTATCTTTTCTAATTTATCCATAATGTACCTATGTTATACTTACGTTAACAGTATAGTTATCATCCTCATCAGCACTAGCTGGAGTTATTGTAAAATCCATATTTTCTAATATGTTAGCACCACCAGTATCGGCATTAAAGTCTAGGTTAATTTCTTTAATAACTCCCTGATTACTAGTAGGCCCAAAGTATTTCATTTTCATAACGAAATCAAATTGATATATTAAGGCCCTTCGCGTTTGATAATCACCCTCATAATCATCTTGTATCGTTACGGCATTTAATATGATTGGAACATCCTGTTTGTATGTGAATCCAGTTACAGGAGTTATTGTTACTGTATATTCTGGCTGAAAGTATGGAAGTATTTGTTCCATTATTTGCAGTCCGTCATCTTGATTTTTTGCCATAGCATATAATGACATATTAATGTTATAAGCTACAGCCTGTTTAATTGTTTTCTTTTTAGTAGAATCACTTGCGTGATTTTCTACTATTTGGTTCCGCTTTGCCAGCTTTTGAGTAGAATCTATATCCATAGACGTTATTTCAAACCCCATCCTTGGAAGTTTAATAGCCATAGATGCGTCTTGGCCAGTAATAGAATCTAATCGTGATAAGAATTTTTGCTTAGGTCCATATGCAAGTGGCACTTTAATTTGATTTAGTACATTGCCAGAACCGTCCTGTCTAATAACACTTATATTATTAAATATAGTTCCAAACAAAGCTACTGCTTTTCGTGTAGTTGCGTGATAAAAGTGATTTCCAAACATTAATAAGTCTCCGACGCATCACCAAATGGATTAGTTTCAGTAAAGTCTAAGAACCCATCGGCTGCTACTTCAAATGCGTAGTTTTCGGCTTGATCATCACTTGCAAACGATTCAACATCTGCAACATTGTATATATCTGTTATATAACATGTAGAAGCGCTTTCAGATCCAACAACACCTAGACTTGCTGAAGTTACAAAGTCTTTCGCTTCTGTACTTCCGGTGACTCCAATATTAGAAACAGAAATTGTTGCAGCAATGTCAGAAGTCTTAGTAAGAGTTTGCACTTCACCAGTCACACTCACGGCTGGATTTGTTGTAATAATCTGGGTTATTGTTTCTCCAATCTTAAAGTGATTACCACCACTTACAGTTAAAGTCATACCAACTTGATATGAATTCTGAGTCTGAGTAGAATCAATAGCATCAATGCCAGTCTCAAAGTCTTCTTCATTATATTCGAACAAGCTGCACTGCATTTTATACACAGGGAGATTAGATAACTGATAAAACGGTTGCTCATCTTCGACAAACGATATTTCAAAGAAAGAGTTTGACATAGGCAAAAATATCAAGTCGCCCTCTTGCGGCTTATTAGTTTCAACAGTATTATTCCATATACCTACTAGGTTTTGCCATTGACGTCTAGAAATAACAAATGTAGCTTCGTCTCTGATCTCTAAACCAAATTTCTGGTATAGATCTCCAGCACCTTCAAAACCATCAGTGTTTTCAATGTAAGCTTCTATTAAATACGCGTCATCAAATTTAGATGCAGTATCTTCGCCTAGTATGTTGTCTCTAGATACTAAAGTCCTCGGAATGTAATATACATCCTGTCCAAAAATTTTAAGAGATTCAATGATTAAATCTTCATATAAATTTTGTTCTGACTTTACAGCCTGAGAGAAATATACACTTCGTGGCATATTTTACCCCGTATAGAAGTCAACTGGTTGTTCCCAGTTTAATCTGACTTCTTCATTTAATTTTTCTATTTCTTCTTTAGCGTCTTCTAAAATCTGTCTTCCATTAAAAGTCACTCCACCGGGCATTACCATTCCTTCAAACTTCGAAAGATTAACTCCCCATTGCATTTTTATTAATGCAGTAAGATATCGTTTTAAGAAGTAGTCATTATAGACGTCAGTATATGTGTTTGGATCTATTATTCTATAACATTCTACTATAATATATCCACCAACAATAACTTCTTTATTCCAGTCCATATCAATTCTTAATTGATTTTTATGGCGATCAAAACTTATATGTTTATCGTCTGAAGTAACTAATAGGTCTAGCATAGATAACCATTGTTGAGCCATTTCGTACTCAACAAGAGATCCCATATATCCGAGAGAATACATATCATTTAAATGCATTTGATATTGCACATCAAACATTCCTGTTCCCGTACCTTCTCTTAAAGGGAAAATTTGAACAACGTCAGTGACTAAATCTGGGATAGTCAAATATCCATTTTCGATATCGCCCTTTGTAATAGCAGTTACTGTCGCAGTTGCACTAGATGTTTCTCCAGTGATAGTTTCGTTAGCAACAAAAGCTTTGTCAAAAACTAATGTTTTATTATAACCTAACTTTGTTCCTGATGAAGATATAACCTTTGCAGTAGCTCCAGAAGTTCCACCGGTGATAGTTTCTCCAATAGTAAAAACTGTTGATGAACTTAGCGTTAACTCAGAATTAGTTACTTTATGTTTTAAAAA